AACGTCACGTCCACGCTTGGCTTCAACTCCAACGACGGCTATTGGTATCAGCAAGTCACAACAGCTACGACCGTCACAGAAACGGAGACAGTAAGCACGATCTCCAGTCAACGGTTGCGCCACGACGAGTGGTATTGCTACGACGACGGAATGGGCAACGGCGGTTGTGGCGGCGGCACCAGCTATGGCGACACACAATCAACAACCACGGTTGCAGATCCCAGCGTTGTGAGCACCAACACAACAGAAGTGGTCACAACAGAGCCAGCTAACTGCTCCCAAGGTGGATGGACTGGATTCGGCGATTGGTGCATCGTTGGTAACTGGAACACCGGCTTTCCTAACAATCGCAACCAGCGTGAGGTAGTGACGTTCACTGTTCCTGATGACACAACCGTTAGCGGCGAACGGCGGCGCATCGTTATTGAAGCTGAATCGAATCTGGAATACAGCCAGTTCAACTCGAACAATCAGCACGCCGATCCCTACATCTATTTGTACGAAGATGACGACCCTGATCTTGGCGACCACACCGGCGACGCCGATGAATACACCAGAGGCTTGTTTATCGAATCCGACGACGACGGCGGGCGAGACTGCTCCGTGGGTGGTGATTCGTGGGCCTGTAACAATCCACCTGCTGACGCCGAAGACGAGGCAGAGTTTCCGAACGACACCATTGTTGGGTATGACGAACCGCGACCGGTTATTCAGAACGTAGCAAACGCGTGGGACAGTGAGATCGACAGACTCATGGAACCAGGCGACTACGCTGTCGAAGGAACGGTGTACAACGCAAACAACTCTGGCTGGTATCGACTCACGATCAGTGACGAAACAGAAGAAAGCAGTGGTTCCTGATGTATGAATACGCAGCAACGATAGATCGAGTTGTTGATGGCGACACAGTGGACGTGATCTTAGATCTCGGTTTTTCGATTCGGTACCAGGCGCGCGTTCGACTCCTGGGAATCAACACCCCGGAATCTCGCACCAGAGATAAAGCTGAGAAAGCTCTCGGGTTAGCTGCGAAAGACTACGTTGTCGATTGGTGCGAAGCCCAAGAGCAAATCAAGATTCAAACCAGTCTCGATAAGCGAGGCAAGTTCGGTCGCGTGTTGGGTCGAGTCATTGGTGACGACGATGGCTGCCTCAATGATGTGCTGGTGGACGAGGGTCACGCAGAAGTTTACGACGGTGGGAAACGGTAGAACGGGACTTACTTTTTCTTCAGGTATCTTTTTCGTGCTTTAGAAGTAAGGACGAATGGCAACCATCCGCGAATGTTGGGTGGTTCTTTACCAAACGGCGGTCGGTAGATCTGAGCGTCCTGGTCGGCAGGCAGATCAACGACGAACTCATCCAAGATTTCTTCGGTGATGTAATCCCTGCCGGATGGTGTGTCGTTGTCGTCTAGGTGATCGCGTAGACAGAGGTAGCAGACGCGGGCTTGCCCGATGAACAGATCGACGCCTGGTGGTAGATCTCGTTCTTCGTCGCAGTGGGCGCATGGATGTTCAATGGCTGGGTCGGGTGGTTCGTAGTCACCCATGCCAGGTAGATCAAAGTCATTCATCACAACAGCCTAACGTCTAGGGATACCCCTTCGTGACCAAAAAGAGAATCACCCCGCACCGAAGTGCGAGGCGACTCTTCAAAAGCTTCTGAGCTTCAAGAACAATCAGCGTACCACCTCTCCTTCTCGGCCCCAGATCGACAAGATTTCTTTGATCTCGTTGTAAACGTGAGTGAAGGAAACCCTGTATGGCTTGTCGTTTGGCTCACCGGTTTCGTACAAGCCCATGTTGTAGGTTTCCATCATCTTTTCGTAAGTCGGGAAGTGTTTGCATCGGACGATCAGGCCGTCGTACAGCTTCACTTCGAAGTAGTCGCCGCCGTTTTTGCTGGTGATCGAGACTTCGTGTTCGGATTCGTGATCGTTGACGTTGACTTTGAGGACCTCAACATTCAACCGAGCGGAGCGCTCGGCCATACGAACCATCATCTCGAAGCGGCGAATCGTTTTGTTGGTGGTTGTTGCCATGCCTTAAGTATAGGCATAGGGGAACCCCTTGCACAACTAGGTTTGGGGTATTTCTCAAACTTTCTCAAACAACGCGACAACACCAACACGGGAACCGATACCAAGAGGGACAGTTCCTCGGCCTAAAAGACAATGAAGTGCGCGCGCTATGCGAACTGGCTATAGTAGGAAATGCAGCAACTACCAAGGACAGCAACCACCAACCAGAAGAACGAACACGTTCATACGGCGTCCCTGGCAACGTGCAGGGATCAGTGTGGCGTACAAATAGACTGGCACCCGTCAGTCTCCAACAACCAACCCATAGGAGGTTGACATGACCATACACTCGTTGATGAGTGCAGCAGAAGCACAACGACTGCTGGACGAACACAACACTCGGAACCGATCGGTGCGACCGAGAGTCGTAGAGGAGTACACCCGTTCGATTCTTCAAGGTCGATGGCAAGACCATTATTTGAACAAATGTTCCATTGGAACTGACGGAGTTTTAATAGACGGTCAGCATCGCTTGATAGCGATAGCTGCATCGAAGACCGCTGTTCCGTTTGGTGTTGAACGGAACGTCGATCCGAGTATCGCTGACATCATTGACCGTGGTTCACCGCGCCGAGTTGATGACCTGCCAGCACTCGCACACATTCCAAACAAGAGTCAAGTAGCAAGTGTCGCCCGTGTTTTGTTAGGTGAGCATGAGGGCTTCGCTCTCTATGACTACACCGGGCCATCGCGGTTCTCTCATCAAGAAGTTGGTGACTACATCATCAAACATGAAGATGAGATCGTGTTTGCTCAGACGTTGGTTCATCATGGTCGTCCGCTCAGGGTACAACGTAAGGCGTTGGCGATCTTCACTGTACGTGCCATGCGGAAACATCCTGAGGTGGGGCTAGCTGACTTCCTAACCGATCTGGGGACCGGCGCTGACTTGGCTATGGGTGACCCACGGTTAGCTGCTCGTCAATGGTTCATTCGTTATGGGTCTGATGGAAAGTCGCCTGACCGTAAATGGGAATCGCATTATTCGATTCTTGTGAAGGCTTTCAATAGTTGGATGAAGGGTGAAACTGAGTCGAAGTATTTCAAGGCTTGGGATCGTAACCAGCCAAACGCCGGTGGGAACTTTCCCGATATCGAGTAACTGACAGCAACCAAAACGCGAAAGGAGCCGGTCACAATCGACCGGCTCCTTCGTGGTGTTGGTTGCGAGCGTTAGATCTTGCCCACACCTTCGACTGACTGCCAGACTGACCCGAGGCCGTCGCTGGGATTCATGCCGTAGGAGGTAAGCATGAACCAGCAGTCGTTCTGGTCGCCGCCGTGGTTGGCGACCTCAATGTTGAATGTGCCGTAGTCGCTGTGGGCGCTAGAGCGGCGCACGCTGTAGTTACCGGTCGGGGCGAAGCCGACGGGTAGGTGCTTGACGATGCGCTGAAGTGCATCGTTCGGACCGGAGCCGCCGACTGCGACGGTGAAGGTGGTGGATACTGACATAATGACCTCCTGGGGTCGTGGTTGCTGTCACCAACAACCATAACAGCCTGGGGAACCCCTTGCACGTTATTTCCAAAATAATCTAGGTTCGTTACGAATGTGTGACGCTACATAGCGCTCAAAGCGCCAACGAGTAGGGTCGTCATCATTCCGTAACGGAGGATTTGAATGACTGATCCCGGCTTTGAACGCACCATCGGCAAAGCGCGACCAACCTCAACAGACTTCATGGAGGTCGGCACGTCTGGCCTCATCCAGTATGGAGGCAAAGTCGAAGAAGATTTTTTGCGTCAGCTTCAAGGCCGACGCGGCGTCGCCAACTATCGCGAGATGGCAGACAACGACCCAGTAGTCGGAGCGATCCTCCACGCCATCGAAATGCTGATGCGAACCGTTGACTGGTCGGTTGACGCATCAGATGTGAACGATGAGCAAGCAGTCGGCTACGCAGAATTCGTGGCGACGTGTATGCAAGACATGAGTCACTCATGGGACGACACCATCTCCTCGATCCTGTCATTCCTCACCTACGGCTTTTCGGTCCACGAAATCGTTTACAAGCGACGCGAAGGACCAGAATCGAAAACGCCATCTAAGTTCGAGGACGGTTTGATCGGTTGGAAAAAACTTCCCATCAGAGGCCAGTCCACGATTTGGGATTGGGCCATCGACCCTAACGGTGGCATCAACGGAGTGACCCAACAACAAATGTTGGGTGAGACGTTCGGTCGAGACAACGTGTTCATTCCAATCGAAAAAATGTTGCTGTTTCGTACCACCACGAAATACAACGATCCTCGTGGTCGTTCCATTCTGCGAAATGCTTTCATGCCGTGGTACTACAAAACCAAGATCCAAGAGATCGAAGCGATCGGCATTGAACGTGACCTGGCTGGTCTGCCGGTCGCAATGGTTCCACCACAGTTATTGAGCGACAACGCCACGTCAGCGGAAAGCGCAGCACTCGACGCAATCAAGCAACTCGTCAGAAACATTAAACGTGATGAGCAAGAAGGCATCGTGTTTCCGTTGGCTTACGATCCTGACACTGGCAACCTGGCCTACGATCTGAAACTGCTTTCGACAGGTGGGCGACGCCAGTTCGACACGAACGCAATCATTCAACGCTACGACCAACGAATCTCAATGTCGGTTCTTGCTGACTTCATTCTCCTCGGCCACCAGGCCACGGGAACACAAGCGCTGTCGGTGTCGAAGATTCAGTTGTTCCTCGATTCGTTGTCGGCGTGGCTTGGCGCTATCGCCGAGGTGTTCAATCAGCATGGAGTTCCGCGGCTTATGAGAATCAACGGGTTCGATATAAGGAAATCGCCGTCCATTAACTTCCAGTCACCGGACAACGTGGATCTTGCTGCTTTGGGTACGTTCGTTCAACAGCTTGCTGGTGCTGGTGCGCCGTTGTTCCCTGACGAGGATTTGGAAGGCTATCTGCGTGAGGCGGCTGGTTTGCCTCGGGTGATGTCTGAGGAAGTGTGACACGTACCGCTGTCTTAGTCACGGCTGGTGTTCGTAAGGCCGAACGGTTCCCGGTTTCGCGGAAACGGAAGCCGGGTCTGCCAGCGCATCGACCTGCGGGAGTTAATCGTTTAACGGTCAACGAAAAAGAGTATGCAGATGCCGTCGAGTTGGCATGGAATCGCATCCCAAGCGGTGTCATAGAGGAACAATGGATGAAACCAAACGGGGGCGACAGTCTCGGTGGGGTTGTCGAGGCGTTCTTACCGTATGAACAGTTCTTAGGCGAACTCACTTTGTGGCAGGTTGATCAGTCTGGTGCAGCGATGTTCAACGAGATTAAGCGCGAAGTTGCTGCTCAATGGAAAACATTTGAAAAAGCGACACCATCACAAACAGCGTTAGCGATGAAGTTCAATCGTGCGTCACCGATGGCGACGGCTTACGCATCGCTATCTGCTGGCAACATGGTGCGCGACATGATCGACAGTCAGGTTCGGTCGGTTCGTAGTGTTGTGACACGCGCATTCAATGAAGGGTTGACGAGACAGCAGACTTCACGAAACCTGATTCAGATTTTGAATGAGATACCGACACCGAAAGGAGCGATTGCCGGGAATTATGCGGTCGGCCACATGTTCGGGAATGCGACGAAAGGTCTGACGGTTCGATACGCGGACGCGGTAGTGAATCGAGCATCGAGACTTGTTCGCCAAAATCCTGATATTTCCCCAGTCGATTTGAAACGAAAAGCTGATCAGTATGGTGCGAAGCTGAGAAGATCGCGGGCGCGAACGATTGCTCGTACTGAGATGATGCGTGCGTCTAACCAGGGACGACTGCAAGGCATGTGGCAAGCCGCGGATCAGGGTTTGGTTAATCCTACCCTCGCAAAAAAACAGTGGGTCACATCGTCGTTTGACGTGTGTCCGATTTGTGTTCCGTTGAACGGTGTGACGGTTGGGATACGTGATTCGTTTGGTCCGCCGGGTCAGGCTCCTCCGGCGCATCCGAATTGTCGTTGTGTGGTGCGTATGTTGCCTGATCCGATGACGTTTGGTTTGCCGACTACGACTGGGACGGGTCAGACGGGTAGTCCAATGCAGTTCGTGCGGCCTTCTAAGCCAGGACTCAAAATTGAGGATCTGGCACTCAGTCCGGGTGTCGTAGCTCAACCAGGCGCGGTGGTGGGCCGGCCAGGGGCGCGTGGTGCGCTCATTGGCGACGATGTTGTTGAGCCAGTTGGCCCGCGTCCTCCTCCAAGCGACGCTAGTTCTCGGATGGTGCGACGCTACGACGAAGATCTGGACGGTCCCGGTGAAGAAGTCGATCTGCTTGAATTTTTTACTGGCGACAATGCGCGAGATGATCGACTGGAAGCCTTATTAGATGCAGATAACTGGGAGCGTCACATGAACGACGTTCTCTTTGACGACGTTTTTGATGCTGGCAAACAGATACCGCAGCTTCAAGCCACGCTCCAACAGGTAAAACATTTGAGCTACAACGACGAAGCGGTAACGGTTTATCGTGCAGGGGCAATTTCAGCGGAGAATGTTGGCGCGCATTCTCGTTTCGCTTCAACGTCACGCTCACGACGTACCGCTCAAAACTTTTCAGATACCCGTGGCTATGGAGATGTTGTTGAATATCACTTACAGCCGGGTGACATCGCAGCAGACTTAGAGAAGCTCGGTGGAACCGCGCTGGAATGGCAGGAAGCGGAAGTCATGGTTGACGGAGCGACCTTGCTTCGCCGTATTGCTGGCTCTGCGGATGACGTTGCTCCTTCGCGTGTAATGCCAGTGGCTCCCGAAATTATTGACTCACAGGCGACGCGTGCTGGGAATGTATCTGGTGGATTCGATCTGCCTGACACAGCGCAAGCCAAAGAAACAGTCGGCGTGGTGTTGGGAGCGATGGACGACGCTGGCTATGTCGTGTCGCAGCCGCTTCCTACTGGCAACGTCAAAGTCAAGTTTCTCAAAAAAACCCCTAATCACGAAGAAGGCGGATCATTTACCGCGGCCGGAAAAATAGCGAAGCCACGTCGCCCGAAAGCCAACGCCACACCAGCGCAGGTTGAGGCGTACAACGAAAAGGCGCGTGCGTGGATGGACAAAGGTGGTATTGAACCGATCATTGAGGTTCGTACCGCCAAGGATGTCACGGTTGGCTCAATGCAGAACGTAGCGACTCACGAGATCGGTCATCGGCTCGACAAAGTGGTTCGTAACAAACAAGTGACGAGGGCACGCTATGTCGATGGAGTCCGTGAGGAGTTCACAGAGACAGTTCCGAAGCTCGATGGGTGGCACACAGAAAAGACCATGAAAGCTGCCGTGGATGCTGTTAAGGACAAAGCAAGTGCTACTGGGACTCCGATTGCAAATCTTGCAACTGGGAATTTGAGAGTTGACGTTGGCGATGTGTTCCAAGCCTTGAAAATCACTGATTTGAAAGTCGCTGATGATGTAAGCGCTGAGATGCTGGCGTTCATGCAAGCAGCCGGTCGGAGTGAAGCGCTGGCAGAGTTACGCAATATTACGAGCAAGATCAAAGGAGCGGCGGGGTACGGTCGCTACGTCACATCGCCAAAGGAGATTTGGGCGAGAGCGTTCAACCAGTATTTCACGATGAACAATGGATCGAGAGAAGCAATAGAGGACATGCTCGAACAGATCAGTAAGCCATTGTGGACGGATGCGCTGGGAGACACAGCCGCAACAACGGAACAGGTCTGGTACGGTTTCCAATGGCGTCAAGACGAGTTTGAGGAACTGATTCAGCCTCATGTTGAGAATGTTCTACGCATGATGGGAGTGATTGAATGAGTGTGTTCGACGAGATTGCTGCACTCGGTTTCAAGTTCGATATTTGTTATGACGATGATGACGAGCCGGTTACTGGTGACACTGAAGAAGCTCAACTAATGCGCGTCGCCGTCAATGACATCAGTCCTCCTTTGCCGGGTTTAGATGTTGATGAATGGGTGGCTCGGGATTAGTTGCTGTCGCTCTGGGGTAGCCTTTCGCAGCCCTAACCTGTGTGAATCAGGCGCTCACCACCACGGCTACGGTGTCGTAGCGGTTCATCATGAAGGTTTGGGTTTTAAGCTCGTTGGATATGGGGTGTGCTTGGTTGTCTCTTAGGCTCCAGCCTTGTCGTTCAAGCTCTACGTTGCAGTAGGTAATGCCTGTTGATCCTCCGTAGGTGTTTGGTTGGGTGGTATCGGTTACGACCCAAGATGAGATACCAACCGATCCGTCTTTGACCTCAGTATGGATGATCACATCACCCTCGGTTAGATCTTCAACGGTTCGCATTTCGATATTGCTTTGGTTTGTTGTTAACACTGACATTTTGACAGTTCCTCCTGTTTGGTTTTGATTGCTGTCGTGCCTTGCCAGGTCTTGCTCCTGGCTGCCGGTCCTTAGCCGACTCAAGGCTCCTTGTGGTCTTGCGGTTAGGTGCTTCGGCTCATGCGCTCTGCTCTGCGTGGTTTGCTGCGAGGCCTGTTGCCAGGTGGGTGAGGAAGTGGTGTACGTCGCCGTTGTGGAAGTCGATCTTGCGGATGATGGCTGCGATTTTGGTTTGCTCGTCGCTGCTCGCTGCGAAGATGTGCTCGATCACTATGTCGGTGGTGATGAAGTGCACGTCGCCGTTTGGGGCTTCTACTTCGTAGAGGCGGTCGTTCAGACCTTTTTCTGCGAAGAAGGTTTTGAGGTAAGTGGTTGTTGCCATGCCCCCACTATACACGCAGGGGTGCCCCTTGCAACTGAATGTGGGGTATTTCTCCAAATTCTTTTCACCAAATAGATACATGGGGTAGGGGTACCAGCGCGGCTACCATGCCAGATGTCTGCATTCGGAGGCGTTATGGCGCAATCAACTAAGCTGACTGAACTCACCATCAAAGAAACGTCAGGCGTGGATCATCCCGCGCATCTGCACGAAGGCTGGATGGTTATGAAGTCAGAGGAAGATCTCGACAGCACGCTCGATCAGATTATTGAACCCGACTCCCAGGAGAACAACGTGGAACTAACTGCCACTCCAGAGGTCGAGGACGTAATTGAAGAAGCTACGGAAGTTGAAGCTGCTCCAGAAATGGAAACAGAAGCGACTCCTGTTGCCGCGTCAGTTGACGGCCCCGACCAAACAGAGGTGCAGAAGGAACTCACTGATCTTAAAAAGGAATTGGACCTAGCTAAAGAAGCGCACCGCGAACTCGTTCAAGAACGAGAATTGGAGAAAGCGGCTACCGCTTCTCACCAATGGGCAATTCTTCCTGGCTTGAATCCAGTTGACTTTGCAAAGGTCCTTGTGCGCCTTCGTGCCGCCGACCAAGAGGTCGCCAAAGAGATTGAAGAAATTCTGAGCGCTTCTAGCGTTGCACTTTCCGAGGCCGGTATTTTTACCGAGCTTGGGGCTGAAGGCGACGAAGATGGCGCGATGGATGCCTTCGGACGAATCGAGAAAGCCGCACAGGCTCTCGTCGATGCTGGCGAAGTCTCAAACATAGCTAAGGCGATCTCGGTTGTTGCCGAGCGTAACCCTTCGCTCTATGACGAATACATCAACGAAAAGAGGGGTGCCTGATGGCGGCCTACGAAGGTCAACAGTCAGCGTTCGGTGAACTTACCGCTTATGCTGATCTGTCGAGTAGTCAATACTATTTCGTGAAGCTGCAATCAGCGACTCAGGTCACTGTTTGTGCAGCGATCACGGATAAACCAATCGGGGTTCTTCAAAACAACCCGACCGCTGGGCAACAAGCAATCGTCACAACGCATGGTCTTTCAAAGATGAGCGCTGATGGCACCATTGCTGCTGGCGATGTTCTCGGCACTTCCGCCGATGGACAAGCCGACGCGATTGTTGCTGGAACCGACACCACTGTTTATGTGTGTGGTCAAGCGATTGGTGCAGCATCCGCAGGCGAAACATTCACGGCGTTTGTCAATATCACAAACGGCCGCGCGGCGTAAGGAGACTGACCAATGCCACAGCCCACCTCAACAGACGTCCACGTAGACGCGATCCTCACCAACATGAGTGTCGCCTACATGCAGGAAGCGTACGCATTCGTTTCCTCTAGGGCATTCCCACAGGTTTCGGTGAACAAGCAGACTGACAAATACTTCACGTATTCGCAGGCTGACTTTTTCCGTGACCAAGTACAACGACGTGCAGACGGAACACAGTCCGCAGGAACCGGTTACTCGCTGAGTACCGCAACCTACGCGGCTGAGGTGTTCGCACTACACAAAGACATTGGTGACCAGACTCGGGCGAACGCTGATGCGCCGCTCGACATGGACATGGATGCCACTCGATTCCTGACTCAGCAAATGCTGATTCGTCAAGAAGTCGAATGGGCTGCCTCAGCTTTCACTACTGGTATCTGGGACACTGATATCGTTCCGGGTGTCTTGTGGGATGCTGCGAACTCCACACCGATTGCGAACATCGAAACTGGCAAGAACACCGTATTGTCGGCGACCGGCTACGTGCCGAACACCGTCGTCATGAGCTACAAAGTGTTCTCCGCCTTGATGGACAATGCAGA